TAAATCTAATTTAATTAATTTATTACTAACAGATAAGGGTGAAAGAATAATGAATCCTGAATTCGGAGCGGATTTAAGAAAATCATTATTTGAAAATATAAATAATGATAGTACAGAGTTATTAAGAATTAAAATAATAGACGCTATTAATATTTTTATTCCTGAAGTGGAATTAGGTAATATAGATATTGAAAATGATTTTGATTATAATACCTTAAATGTAACTGTAAACTATAGACTACTTATTTCAAACACCCCAGACCAAGTAACTGTACAATTCCAATAATAATGACCCAAGATAAAAATATATCGTACTTAAATAAAGATTTTAGTAATTTTAAAGATAATTTAATAAATTATGCTAAAACATATTTCCCAACAGCGTATAATGACTTTTCAGATGCTAATCCAGGAGCTATGTTTATTGAAATGGCCTCATATGTTGGTGATGTAATGTCATTTTACCTTGATAATCAAGTACAAGAAAACTATTTATTATACGCTAAAGAGAAAGAAAATTTATATGCTATGTCTTATGTTTTAGGTTATAAACCTAAAGCATCATATGCATCCTCAACAATATTAGATATTTACCAAGTAATACCATCTACAGTTATAAATAATAATGCAGTACCTGATACTAATTATGGTCTAATAATACTAGCCAATACTCCTATTACTTCTACTTCTACTGGAACTAAATTCTTAACAACACAGCAAATAGATTTTACTGATATAAGTGATGCTACTATATCATTTTATGTTGATGAAGATTTAGGAAATTCATTCTTAGTTAGAAAATCAGTGCCTGTTATTTCAGCTGAAATTAAATCAACAACATTTAGTTTTGGAAATCCAACTAAATTTTCTACAGCTAATATTACTGATTCTAATATTTTACAGATTTTAGATGTAACTGATAGTGATGGTAATTTATGGTATGAAGTACCTTATTTAGCCCAATCTACAATTTACGATAAGTTAGCTAATCCAACATACAATTCTGATCAAGTTCCTTATTTACTAAAATTAAAACGTGCTCCACGTAGATTTGTTTCAAGATTGTTATCTGATAATAGTTTACAATTAGAATTTGGAGCAGGAGTTTCAAACAAATCTGATAATAATATTATACCTACCCCAGATAATATTCAATTAGGATTAGTACCAGGTATATCGGATTTATTAGATAACTATAATCAAACGTCTATATTTTATACTCAAGAATATGGCTTAGCTCCTTCAAATACAACATTAACCGTACGTTACTTAATAGGAGGTGGTATTCAATCAAATGTACCTGTTAATGATTTAACTAATATAGATATATCATTAGCATATTTTAAATCAGGTATTAACGATAATCTTGTTAAAAATCTTGTTAAAAATAAAGTAGTATCCACAAATCCAACTCCATCTTCAGGGGGTAGAAGTGCTGATGAAATCGAAGAAATTAGAAATAATGCTTTGTATGCTCATTCATCTCAACTACGTGCTGTAACTAAAAATGATTATATTGTAAGAGCACTATCACTTCCTTCAGATTATGGTAGTATTTCTAAAGTATATGTTAGTCAAGATTTAAGTGTTAATCCTCAATCTACAACAGCTCCAACAGCAGTTTCTAATCCATTAGCATTAGATATGTATATTTTAGCTTATAATGACCAAAAACAATTAGATTTAGCATCAACCACATTAAAACAGAATTTAGCTACATATTTGAACGAATATAGAATGGTGACTGATGCTATTAATATTAAAGATGCTTTTTACATTAATATAGGAATTAATTTTGATATTACTATAGTAGGTGGTTTTAACAATCAAATTGTATTACAAGATTGTTCTACTGCTCTAAAAAATTATTTCAATACAGATAATTGGCAAATAAATCAACCAATTATACTATCAGAAATTATGATTACTCTTTTACAAGTAAAAGGTGTTCAATCTGTGGTTAAACTAGAAATAATAAATAAACAAGATATTACAGGAGATACTTATTCTACTTTAGGATACGATATAGCAGGAGCTACTAGAAACGGAAACATATATCCATCAGCAGATCCTTCAATTTTTGAAGTAAGATATCCTGATACAGATATTCAAGGTAGAGTTGTTACTTATTAAAAATTAAAATATTAAAGATATGTTATTAAAAAAAGGTGATAATAACGAAAATGTAAAGTTAATGCAACAAAAGCTAGGTATTGAACCAGCAGTAACTAACTTTGGTCCTAAGACAGAAGAAGCAGTTAAAGCATTTCAATTAAAGAATGGTTTAACTCCTGATGGTGTTGTTGGTGATGGTACTTGGAATAAAATAATGGGTATAACCACAATCTCAACTCCTCCTGCCGCTCCTGCTCCTATAGCTAGTACAGGTGGTTTAAAATTAGATAAATTAAAAGGTCATATTCCTGATGCTGTAATAGCAATGATTCCTGATACTGCAACTAAATTTGGTATTGATACTCCTTTACGTTTAGCCCACTTTTTAGCTCAATGTGGTCACGAATCAGGTGGTTTCCGTTTAACACAAGAAAATTTAAACTATTCATCTAAAGGTTTAAATGGTATTTTTAAAAAATATTTCCCAACCGAAGCCGCTGCTGCTCCATATAATAGAAATCCTCAAAAGATTGCTAACAAAGTTTACTCTAATAGAATGGGTAACGGAACTGAAGCAAGTGGTGATGGTTATAAATTTAGAGGTCGTGGTTATATCCAATTAACTGGTAAAGATAACTACACAGCATTTGGTAAATCAATAGGTGTAGATATGACAATAAATCCTGATTTAGTAGCATCCCAATATGCATTATTATCAGCAGCATGGTTCTTTACTAAAAATGGTTTACATAAAATGGCAGATGGTGGCGCTACTGATGCAGTAGTAACATCTATTACTAAACGTGTTAATGGTGGTACGATAGGTTTACCGGATCGTATTAAACATTTTAAAGAATATTATCATTTATTGACATAAAATAGTTTGGTAGTTAACATATTTATATGTAGTAATTACTAACTATGGCAATCTACAAAATATTCCCTGAAAAGAGTGCTACTCTATATTCATTCTATCCAACAGTTAATACAGGATTAGATGAAATATTAGAGATTAGCACTTATTATTCTATTAATGGTACTGATGAAGTATCACGTTCCGTTATTAAATTTCCTTCTGCTCAAATCAGCGATATAATCGCTAGTAAAATAGGTACTGGTAGTTTTGATGCTTATTTAAAGTTATACTTAGCTAACGCCTCATCCATACCTTTAAACTATACTTTATATTCACACCCACTAGCTTCTGATTGGAATATGGGTACTGGTAGATTAGGTAATGCTCCAATCACTACAGATGGTGTGAGTTGGAAATATAAAGATCAAGATAGTGGTAGTGTTTGGTTTACTAATGGTTCTTTTCCTAACGGAACAACAGGTTCTTATGTAAGTAGTAGTAGTGCAACCGTAGGTGGTGGTTTATGGTATACTGGGTCTCAATATGCTGCCTCTCAATCTTTTACTCAAACAACTTCAAAAGATATTGAATTAAAAGTAACAAATGCTGTTAGTGCTTCTTATATTAATGCTATAAGTAATTATGGTTTTATTTTAAAACATTCTTCATCTATAGAATTTACATCTCAATCTAAATTTGAAACAAAATATTTTTCAGGTAACACACATACAATCTATCCCCCATGTTTAGAGATAAGATGGAATGATTTTTTATATACTGGTTCTTTAACTCAAGTTACTTCTAGCACATTTGTAGCTACTTTAGGTAATAATAAAGGTGAATATCAACAAGATTCAACACAACGTTTTAGAATAAATGTTAGGGATCAATTCCCATCTAGATCTTTCTCCACTACTTCTAATTACTTAAATAATAAAGCTTTACCTACATCTTCATATTGGTCAATAAAAGATTTGGATACTGAAGAAATTGTCGTAGATTATGATAGAAAGTATACTAAAATAAGTTGTGATTCCCAAGGTAATTACTTTGATGTTTATATGAACGGACTAGAACCTGAACGTTACTATAAATTACTATTTAAAACAGAATTATTAAATGGTGAAACAATAGTATCTGATAATAATTACTATTTTAAAGTTATAAGATAATGTCTCGTATACTATTAGAGAAAACAGTATTTGATAAAGATGCTTTTGATAAAGTAATTAATAGACAATTTAGTCAATTACCTCCTGCTAGTCAAATAGATGCACAGGATGCCGCTACACCATCTTTTTCAATAGAAGATTTTTTAGCACTACTTGACTCTTTATATGACTTCATCCCAGAAGATGTTTTAAGACGATTATTAGAAAGAATAGCAGGTACTTTAGGAGTAAGAATAGATGATACAGACATTCAGGCATTATTAGATGAAATTACTTCATTAAGACAACAATTATTAGAAATACAAACCACAGTGAACGAAACAAAACAGTATTCTCAACAGCAATAAAATAATGGCAGATAATATTAAAATAGTAGGTAGTATTCTAAGCACAAGTCAAGTTTCACGCTATGAAACAGATGACTTAAGGTTAATTACTTCTTTAAATATTAAAAAGAATTTTGACCCTTTTAATGATTATATAGAATATTATGTTTATGATATTACAAGTAATCCTCTAGAAGATAATTACAATTATCGTAGCTATAAATTACCCACAGATGAATCTTTAAACCCAGGAACAACTCCTGATTTAAACACAACAAACCAAACTGCTACAGGTGCTCAAGTAGGTACTGTATCTAATTTAAGTACAACGTCTTCAACATACCCTATTATTGAAATTGATCCTGTACAGGACTTGCAAAATTTAGGTTATTCATCAGGTGAATTCAAGGTTCAATATAACATATTTAAAAATAAAATTTCAAGTTATCCCTCAGCAGAATTATTTATTAAAGAAATATCTCCGGATAGAACGGAAATTAGAGTTGGATCTGTTGTTTTAACTAATGATCAAATAGAAACAGGTTCTCTTGCTTTAATTGAATCTTATACTACATCTTCTATCTTTGATCCGTTTCTTTTAAATTTTGGAAATAATATACAGGAACTTGTTACTAATATTGTTTTAAATAGAGTTGACACGGGGTATGAAATATTATTTAAATTATATAATACTTTAGATGATTCTATTACTGAAAAATCATCACTATGGGTTATAGAAGAAATTTCAACACCATATGTTTTTGATATTAATCTTGATGCTATATTATCTGCACCAACAGGTAGTACATTAAGAGGACCTAATTTTGGTAATACATCAAGATTTGGCCTAAATTCAACTGATGGACCTTATGAAAATCAGTTTGCAAATGATCAAGAAGGATTATTTAAATTAAATAATTCTCAAAGTATTGATATTAATATAAATTATAGCGGTAATGGAAGTGGTGAAAGTGGATTTGGTAGTTTTGTAACGTTTGGATCTGCTTTTTCACGTGTACATAATTTTTATACTAAAGTACAACAAATTGAAAATTATAATAATCTTATAGCTCAATATCCAACTTATAATTTAATAAGTGGTAGTTTTTCAGGTAGTTTTTCAAGTAGTTTAAGTGCTGAGGTATTATCTTTATCATCAAGTATTGTAAATATTATTTCTAATTTTGATGGGTTTGAAAATTATTTATATTTTGAATCAGGTAGTCTAGTTTCAACATCGCAGTATGGAATTACTCCTTTCCCTAAATCAGGAAGTTATAAACCATATGTTTTACTATCTACAACCTCATCAACAGCAGGTATTTGGTATGCATCATCATCTCTAAATGCTGAAAATTATGATTCAAATAATGTTGATTATTTCAAATATTCAGTACCCGGTTATGTAGTAGATGATCCAGATAATGAAAATTATGTGACCTTCTTAAACATGATGGGTCAGTTTTTTGATAATATATGGATATATATCAAAACAATCCCAGAAATAAATTTAGCTAATAATAATTTAGAGATTGGTATTTCTAAAGATCTTGTATATAACATGTTACAATCTTTAGGAGTAAGTATATTTAATAGTTTTGGCAATCAAAGTATTGCTAATTATTTATTAGGTGCTAATACAGGTAGTGCCTCATATAATGGTTATTTAACTGATTTTTCTGCTACAGGTAGTTATATAAATAATATATCTAAAAAAGATATTTTAGCAGAATCTTATAAACGTATTTACCATAACTTACCTCTATTATTACAACGTAAAGGTACTGTTGCTGGTTTAAGAACAATGCTTTCACTGTTTGGTATATCTAACCAAAACTACTATAATATTGTTTCTGATCTTTCTGGATCATACGTTGGTGGAAATAAAATAACTGCATCTTTATTTGTTACAAATTCTTTTTATAATCCTACTGGTAGTGATTTTATTAGTGCTAGTGTGTTAAATGTAAAAGAATTTGGTGGTTCAACTACAGAAGGATTATTAGCAGGATATAATAACGATAAAGTTAGAATTGTTGATAATATTATTGCAAGTGTAGCTAATACTTCAGGTAGTGTTTTATCACCTTATACAAGTGTGTTACAGTACACAACAGCATCTTCTAATTTTAGAATAGCAGATCAACATTATGTTGATATATCTTTCTCTCCACAAACACAAATTGATACATATACTTCTAAATCTATTGCATCTGTTAATAATGACTGGATAATAGATAATTATATTGGTGATCCTAGACAATTATATAGTGGTTCTTATGAAGATTTAGATGATCAAAGACAAATTTATTTTGTTGATGGTACAGGTTCATATAAGGGATTTACAAATATTTTTTATGAACTAAATAATGGTACTTATATAAGTGGAAGTGTAAGTGGAAGTGTATATACAGGATCCTATGAAAAAATGGTTTCAGGACTAGACTATAACGGATTTATTCGCCTAATCCAATTCTTTGATAATTCAATGTTTAAGATGTTAGAAGATTATGTTCCTGCAAGAACTAGTCTTTCAACAGGTGTTACTATTAATTCTCCTGTATTAGAGAGAAATAAATGGTCTTATGCACAACCTAAAGCTACTAATGAACTAGAAAAAGATGGAAGTATAGTTGCTCCTGTTCTTGAATCAGTATATGATCCATATTATAGCAAATTATCAGGTAGTAGAGTAGCTTATTTTGATGGTGAAATTGAAGGTACTAATATAGATATATATGATGATTATTTTGTTCCAAGTAATTTTAATCCTTATTTGGGTGATTTACCTTTATATAATAGTGGTAAATCAATATACCAACAAGTAAATTCTAATACATTCTATCATTCTGATTTTGATATCTTACAAAATAATGTATCTCAAAGTCTTTATTCATCTGCTAGAAAAACATTAGAAATATCAGGAAGTTCTGGTTATATAGGTAAAGGTTCTCATTTAATATTAACTACAGCTTCTTTACAAGATTCTTATTTATCATTAGATTCATA